ATACTTTAATTTGAATTCCTTAGGTTATGATTATTGTGGTGAAACTAAAAATGAGAGTGCCTTGTATGAAGCGGCAGCAGAATTTGGTGTCGATGCGAAAGCAGAAATGTACAAACTACCTCCCATGTATGTTGGTGGATACGCAGAGCAAGATACCGTCTTAACGTTAAAATTATATGAACGATTAAAACATGAGATCGAGAAAGAAGAATGCGGACACATTTGTGAATTAGAAACGGATCTTATTCCTTTGACGTATGCAATGAAGAAGAAGGGTGTTTGTATTGATGAAAAAAACCTCGAGCTTCTTGAATCACGGCTCTTGTCGGAAGAAAAGAAAATCTTAAAACAAATAAAAAGTTTATCAGGAAAGGATATTGAAATTTGGGCGGCAGCTTCTGTTGCCAAAGCGTTTGATGCTTTAGATATTCCTTATGAACGTACTCCTAAAAGTAATGCTCCTAGCTTTGCGAAAAATTTTTTATCTACTCATACTCATGAGTTGCCTCAGTTAGTCGTCAAGTGTCGAGAAATTAACAAGGCCCGAACTACCTTTATTGAAACTATTAAGAAACATACTTACAAAGGTAAAATTCATGCAGAGATAAATCAATTACGCAGTGAGAAGGGTGGTACAGTGTCTGGTCGAATGAGTTATTCGAATCCTAATCTTCAGCAAATGCCAGCACGAAACAAGTACATTGCCGACTTAATTAAAAATATTTTTATTCCTGAGGAAGGAAAAAAGTGGCATGTGTTTGATTACTCGCAACAAGAACCTCGGATCTTGGTTCACTATGCTTTAAGTTCAAAAGGTGGATTAACAGGAAGTGATAGAATTTTACAACAATACAATAGTGGTCAAGAGGTAGACTTTCACCAGATGGTTGCAGACATGGCAAGTATTAGTCGTGATGAAGCCAAGAGTATTAATTTAGGAATTATGTATGGAATGGGTAAAGGTAAAATGGCTATTGAATTAGGATTGGATATTCATGACGCTGAAATTATTTTAAATAAGTACCATAAGACCGTTCCTTTTGTTAAAGAACTTCAAGAGATTGCTAGTCGTACTGCTAGTAAACATGGACACATACGAACTCTTTTAGGTCGTAAATGTCGTTTCCCTTTATGGGAACCTAATCGTTGGGGTATTTCGAAACCCCTTCCTCGTGAAGAAGCAGAAATAGAGTATGGTAATGACATAAGACGTGCTTTTACTTTTAAATCATTAAATCGATTAATTCAGGGTAGTGCAGCGGATCAGACAAAGAAAGCAATGCTTGATTTGTATCACGAAGGTTTTATTCCTGAAATCGCTATACATGATGAGGTTGATATTAGCCTTGAAAACTCCCAACAAGTTGATAAAGTAAAGGAAATTATGGAAAACTGCGTAGAAAAACTGAAAGTGCCTAGCATGGTCAATGAACGTCGAGGAATGACTTGGGGTGAAGCAGGAAAATAATGTTTTATGTAATGGTATTGACGATTTGTATTGCGAGCCCTGTTATTGCGCATAAAGATTTGTGCCAGGTCTTTGTTGAGGATACACCTTTTAACTCTTTAGAACAGTGTATGACTCAGGGAAGGATGATAGCTAATACTTTGAATGAAGAAGGATACTATACAAGTGTCTTTTGCAATCAATCTCATGCCTATAACTTTGGTAGAAAGGATGCCACGTTATGACAGATATAACGAAATATAAATCTTTAGCGGCAGATTTAGATGATTATGCAATAGTCGCTGAAATTAGAAAAACAACAGGACTACCTGTTAAAACCATTATCAAGCAATGTATTGCTTTAGGTAAAGACGCATGGGAAAAAACAGGAAAAAAGTATATCCCTCAAGAAAATATAAACTCGTAAGTGATAAGGATTGCCCTCTTTGTAATGGAGAGGGTTATTCTATAGCTACGTTTGGCGATAATTTGGTGGTGCTTCCCTGTGTTTGTGTCAAGGAAAAAAAGATAGAAAAAACCTTGCATTAATGTTACAAATAGTTATGCGAAATGATTTTGGTATATGTATGAAAGTTGGTGGTCTTGTCGGTGGTCAAAAAAAATTAGACAAGAACAAAGATGGTAAAATTACAGGTGCGGATTTTAAAATGATGAAAAAGAAATCCAAGAAGAAGGGTAAAAAATGACAATAAATAAAAAAAAGATAAATGCTATTGTAAGTGCAGTTCAATCAGGGAGAACAAGCCCAACTACAGGTTTAAAAATTATTGGTGCAGAATTAAAAGAAGGTATTTTTCCAGTAAAAAGTGGTAAAACTGAAACAGTAAATAAAGCTAGAGGTGGTTTAGTGAAGAAAAAGAAAACCAAGAAGAAGAAAAAATAATGGCAGGTCCTGGTCTTTATGCAAATATTCATGCGAAAAGAAAACGTGGAGAAAAGATGCGTAAAAAAGGCACTAAAGGTGCTCCTACCGCTAAAGCTTTTGCACGAGCAAAGCAAACAGTAAGGAAAAAATAATGGCTGAAGAAAAGAAAAAAACAGGTTTAACCGAGAAAATCGGATTATTTATTGATAAAACTTTAACGTTTGGTGGTGGTTTACAATTTAAACAAAGCGATATTGATAATGCCGTCAATGCCATTGATGGTGAAACTGAATATTCCATTGATAGTTGGAAAGATATTAAAACACAAAGTGATTTTGATAAGTTCAAATCCATTCTCAATTCTATGAAAAAAGACTCTGATTCAGGCGACACGCCTCCTACCTCAGGAAAAACCGGTGGTATGGTGATTAAAAGTAGAAAAGGGAATAAGATTTCCCCTAGAAAACCGAAGGTAGCGGGAAGAAGAGCTACAAGAGGATACGGTAAAGCCTTCAAGGGTAGATAAACATGCTCCACAGGGCTCTTAAAATGGGTTTTTGGGGGTAAAAATGTCTGATTTAAAATCCATAATGAATTTAGAATGGGTCCAAAGAGCCTTAGATCCAAAAACTCCAGAAATGAATGGTAAAACGGTATTTACACAGTCGAATGAATACGAGGGAAAAGAAATTTTATACCCTACTATTAGGATGATTGAAGGTAAACTCGTGGATTTAGGTGATAAAGCCATGGGTTATGCCATTGAGAAGGGTGATTTTATAGCTTTAGACAGTCCTGAGGAGGCTACAAAGCTTAGTAAAATGCTTAGTGATTTGATAAACGTAAGAAGAAAGGTCAATAAACCTTTATACGAGGATTAATTTTCAGGTATCATGTATCAAGGATCTCGGTACAAATTAGTTTCAGGAACAATATATAGTTATTTTTATAACAATTATTATATAAAAAATTTTTTCATTTCATTTTTTTCACGTAATCAAGTAATGATGTATATATTATATATATATTTCAATAGTTTGAGCCATTACCCTGCCAATACTTTAGCCTTACCTCATTACTTTAGGAAAAATAAAAATGACTGAAATTATTGACTTTTGCCCTTTATGTGGTTTAGATATAGAAGAAGATTGTGAGTGTGATGGCTAAAAATCATGGTGATATAATTGAGAAAGATGGATTGACCAGAAGGCAAAGGTCTTTTGTTCAAATGTTAGTAAAAGAAAATGGTAGAGCAACTCCAACGGAGTGTGCAAAACTCGCTGGATATTCTGAACATTCAGCTACTCAAATAGCTTGTAATTTACAAAATCCTAAAATGTTTCCTCGTGTTGTAGAATACATTGACGAACTCACAAAAGATTATGCTCAAGCGGCAAGAATAGATTTTATGAAACATGCAAGAGAAATGGCAAGATTAAGAGATTTAGCTATTGAGAAAGATCAGTTTAGTGCAGCGATCAATGCTGAATACAGAAGAGGTTTACTGGGTGGTTTTTATGTTGATAGGAAAGAAGTAGTCACTGCTAGTCTTGATAATATGTCCAGAAAAGAATTAAAAGAAAAATTAGAAAAATATAAAGAGGAAAATCAATTGATTCAAGACGCTGAGTGGAAAGAGATTGATAATAAGATTGACGAAGAATAATTTATATCCTATACAATTAGGATATGGAGATTATATCTAGAAAAGAAGCTAAGCAAAAAAATTTAAAAAGATATTTCACAGGCAAACCTTGTTTAAGAAATCATATTGCTGAGAGATTAGTTTCTACCAAATCCTGTATTGAGTGTAATAAAATTCATGAGAAAAAATATTATTCAACTCCTTATGGAAAAAGTAAACGAGCAGAAAAAGATAAAAGATATAAAATTAACAATATTGAAAAAATCCGAGAGAGAGATCGAAAGAGAAGTAAAACGCTTCAGTACAAAACAAGAGCAAAAGAATACAACCAAAGAGATTATGTAAAAGAAAAAAGAAGAGCCTATAATAAAAAATATAGAGAAGAAAATTTAGAAGTATTAAAAGAAAGAGATAGGTTATATGCAAAAAATGTTAAAAGAAAAAATCCACAAAATCGTATAAAAGAAAATATAAGAAGAAGAATTTTATTAGCTTTAAAGAATAATTCTAAATCACTTCCTTTAGAGAAACTTATTGGATGTGAAATTAGTTTTTTAATTCAGTACCTGGAGAATAAATTTATAAAAGGGATGTCATGGAATAATCACGGTGAATGGCATATTGATCATATAAAACCCTGTACAAGTTTTGATTTGTCTAAATTATCTGAACAGAAAAAATGTTTTCATTATAAAAACCTACAACCTTTATGGGCAAAAGATAACCTATCTAAAGGTGCTAAAATAAATAATTAATTTTATATCTTTTATCTTTTTCTGCTCGTTTACTTTTTCCATAAGGAGTTGAATAATAT